GGTTTCTCATTGACAACCTCGGGCAGAACAATCTCATGGCAATCCTCCCATCGCTCACCCCGTAGCCAAGTCGCCGCGTGAGGGATGAACATTCCCCCAGACCGCATCCATTGCTCGGTTCCGCAAGCCGCTTTGATTGCTTTCAACACAACTTCAATCGAAGGCCGAATTTTCTGCGTTTGTGCGAATGCTTTGCGCGCCTCGGCCTTTGCGACCTTGCGTGGGTAGTGTTTCCAGAACAACTCGAAATCATCCATTGTTCTTCTCCTTTAGTTTGGCTTCTATGGCTTTTCCAAAAGACTTGATTCCATAGTTACTTCCATGTTGATATAAAAACTTATCGGCATAGTCATATATCTCCTCCTCCGTCAGTCCAACCCATTCACGCTTTGAAATTGCTTTAACAACAGACGGACTGATGAAATCGGTAGGCGGCGCAGAGAGCCAGAAGCCATGAGGCGCACCACAAGTAACACACGCCCCAACTATGTCATGTTTACGTTTTGCCGTTTCATCGACACGTTCTTGCGATATGTCGATGGCGTGTACAGGTGCTGTGTCAAAGGTATAGGTGCTATTAAATAATTCACGACCAATTGGGTATTCCTCACCAGCCACACCACTTCCATTCTTCACCAATCGCCACAGGCTCAGGTTCAGGCTGCGCTAGTCGGTCACGCAGGGCTTTGATTGTTCTGCCGTCTGTATAAAACTGTGCTTCCAGCGCATCCAACGCCATCTGCATTAGTTCACGGTCTGTCATGTGTTTTTATCCTCTGTTTTAGTTTTCGCGAAATTGCTATAAAACATTTCAATCGCCTCACGCAGGGTTATATCCGTAGACTCATACCAAACACCCCGCAATCGATACTGTTGCACAACTGTTTCCCCAATGTCAATTTCGCCCGAGGAGTCGTGATTTGTGACGATTAGGATAGAGGTGCGGGTTTGGGTTTGGCAAGCATCGCAGAGGCGTTCTAAGGCCAGTTTCTGACCGCCGCGCAGTTCTGATTTTGCAAACTTGGTTTCGACAAAAATGAACAATCGGTTGCCGAAGTCTAGGAATCCGTCTATGTCGGTCGGAGAGATTGAGCCGAACTTTAGACCTGAGAAGTCCTTTATCTGTTGTAGATACTCTTTGTTCTTAATCATATTCGCCTTTGGTGGACAAGACTCAGCCATCCCTCGAATGACCGAATCTTCCTTCACTATGTTTCGCCTTCGGAGCCACATAGACCCGCCAGCCTTGCCGTTCTCTGAGGTGCTGACTTCGCCGCCTCATTGCCATGTTTCAGGAACTATCCCCCCGGTTTGGCTCTTTGGTTATCTGCCCCGGTGTTTATCCTCCCGACAGATACCGCAGTCAAAACCGCATAAAAAAACCCCAAATCCTTTGGAGGTGCGGCCTTGGCAGGCAGTCTTGGAATTAGTCCTCTGAAGGAATGACCGATTCCAAGTCACTTTCACACCACCGAAAAATTCGGGGTTTACCTTCAGAGATTCCAATGGTTGCCACGCCATTGACACCTCTATGATTGCCCAAACCAAGAAAAGTTGCAAGTCCCCCCTATGTTGCGGCGCAAGGAAACAATACCCGACTAAAAACAGGGGGATATTGTTAATATCGCTTGCATACTGTTTCCGTTTCGTTCTATGATTCTCCTACGGTCAAACACTCCAGACCGGGCAAAAGAGGAGAAGCAAAATGAATCCAAATGGCCTATGCGCCGCAAAAGGCGTTACAGACAAAAAAATTGACGAACTCGTTGATAACGGATTTGCTAAAACTGGAGCAATCATCGCTTATGGTTCTCTTAATTATCATTATTACGATGAAATGAGAAAGTTAATCGATAAAAAACGCGTGAATCGAGTTGATTTGATTGCCGCAATTCAGGGGTTGCGTAGAAATATCGAATCCGCAGAAAAATTTATAACAGAACAAGTTTCAAACTAACTAACGGGGGTTCGCCCCCTCTCTTGAGGAACATTATGAAAACAATCTGCATACTCCTCGCCGCCGCCCTAGTTGGCGGTTGTGCGAGTAAACCACTCATAGACCCCAAAGCATCAACAACTCCAGCCAACTATCATTTAGATGAGATGGAGTGCGAGAGGATTTCCGAAGGTGTTTCCTACGGCGCAGAGATAGCGAAGTCTGCCGCATTAAATGGTTTTATCTCGATGCTGATGGGAGCCGCACTCGCGAAAGGAAGTATTACCCCGCAGACAGGAGCCGCCGCAGGTCTTATCTCGGGGACAACAGTTGGCGCGGGAACAGGTGCTTACAACACATTCGATCGTAGACAAAAAATAGTCCGCAAGTGCCTCGAGGGTCGCGGTTACAAAATCTTGGAGTGAAACATGACACCGACAGAAACAATCTATGAAGAATTATTTAATGGTTTCCAATGGAATGATTTCTTTGAAAACGAAACATTAGGAGAGGCCGCAAATTATCTCAAGTCTTATGCGATAGACATTATCCGTCAAACCAGCATGGAAGGAATATGCCGCAACTGGGCATTAGCACTAATAGAGCAAGCCGATTTCAAATCAATGGCTCGAATACTTTTTGAAAACCATGAGAGGAACCAATGATGCAAAAGAAATTTCTAGCCGACTGCGCTAAACGCACACCGATTTACACAGAAACAATTGCAGAGAAGGTTGTTGCGACTGTTTTGTTTGCGAGTGTTGTTTTGTTAACTATGTTTGTTTGAGGAGAAAAAGATGTCAAACGGTAAAGTGTTAATCCACGGTAAAGAGTACGCGACTGTTGCCTTTCGGGTTTCTGAGTTCCGCAAAAAATTTCCCGATTGGGAAATTCATACAGAGATTATTGAGGCCAATGATTCTAAGGTTGTGATGCAAGCCTATATTTACAACAAAGAGAATCGTTGTATCGCCACAGGTCACGCCGAGGAGTTCCGAGCATCAAGTTCTATCAACAAGACTTCAGCCCTCGAGAACGCGGAGACAAGTGCCGTAGGCCGCGCACTCTCTTTCGCTGGATTCGGAGGAACGGAATTTATCGCGTCTGCCGAGGAGATGATTAAGGTTGCAATCGATGCCGCACCGAAACCAAAGCCTAAAACCCATCTCAAGGTCGAGAAGAATCTACGGGAGTGCAAAAACCTTGCTGAACTTCAACAGGCATGGCTAGCAATGTCGGCAGAGGAAAGAGTTGCACTCGAGGCCGTAAAGGATGAAGTTAAGAAAGGTCTAGAATGAAAAAACTTTTAATTGCTTTACTGTTTCCAATTACTGCCCACGCAGAGTTCTATTCGGGAAACATTCTGCTCAACAGACTGCAATCCGATAGCGTAATAGAGAAAGCAGTTGCTCTTGGTTATGTGATGGGAGTCTTTGATGCCAATCAAGGCGCGACACATTGCGCGGGGAGTAGAGACATAACCGCAGGTCAGATTAAAGATATGGCTCGGTCGTATTTGGAAAACAATCCATCGACCAGAAATAGGACTGCGGATGTTTTGCTCGGCGAACTGTTTAAGAAAGCATGGCCTTGCACAGGGAGGAACGGAATATGAGACAAGACAATCCTCTTCAGGGAACAGGTGCTTGGTTCAATGACCGCACCGGGAAACTCACGGCCTCAAGGATGTCTGCGGCAATGGCCTTTTTGAAACAATCTGAGAAAGATAAAAAAGAAAACAAACCGCCAGAAGAAAAATCAGAAAGACGGAAACTCAAGATTGAGATTCTTGCGGAAAGATTAACAGATAACATCGTTCCCAAATATGTGACCAATGAGATGTTGTGGGGGAAGGAACAAGAACCGTTTGCCAAATCAGCATTTGAGAGGCAGACAGGATTATTGGTGAATGATGTTGGTTTTATTCCGCACCCGAAAATAGAGAACTGCGGAGCATCGCCTGACGGTATCTGCTCAGATGATTTTTTATTTGAAAGCAAATGTCCAACAACGGCAACACACATCACTTGGATTTTGAACGATGAGATTCCCGAAGAACATAAGTCGCAGATGATTCTTCAGGCCGCTTGCGCTCAAAAACAAGGCGTTTGGTTTTGTTCTTTCGACCCACGACTGCCTGAGAAACAACAACTGTTTATCAAGAAGTTTATACCAACCGAGGAGGAAATTATCGAAGTTGAAGAAGCCGCAAAGATATTCTTAGAAGAAGTTGAAAAGATGTTTACCAAATTAACATTAGGAGAATGAAATGGAATATGACAACACCAATCGCGGGAAACTCGGAAGGAACCTGAAACCAAAATCGGAAAAGAGTCCTGAATACACCGGGAGGATAAACATTGAGGGAAAGGATTACTTTTTATCGGGATGGATTAGAACAAATTCAAAAGACGGTTCCAAGTTCTTCAGCCTGACTGTTAGCCCTTTCGAGGATACAAAGCCAGCCCCACAACCCTCTATCAACGAACTCTCAGATGATATACCTTTTTGATATGAACATCGGACATCATATCGCGGTCTTGGGGAAGATGACCCGACAACTTCAAGCCATGTCTGCGGATTCCCTAGCACCCGCCGCAGATATTTACAAACTCGCCACCGACATCATTCTCGAGGCGAACAAAGTCAGGGAGATACTAAATGAACGCACCGGGATGGTTCCTAATCTCAATAATATTGTGGATGATGCTATGCGTATATTGGGCGGCGAGAAATGATTGAACTACCACTCACCATTCTGCTTTGGTGCTTAGTCCTGATTCTGTTTCCAACTGCGCTTGGGATTTTTGTCGGACTAATCATCTTTCTCTTGAGGGGGAAACGATGAGGTCAATTTTCCTTGTCGCATTCGGTGCGGTAATGATGTATGCCTTTATGCCGCCCGAACCAAACTCATACAAACAGGGTTATAAGGCCGCACTCAAAACAAACCCACCTAGCGAACATTTGGAAGCAGTCTGCGCGGGGTTGTGGGTCGGAGAGCAAAACAAAAAATGGTATGAGAGGAATAAATGAAAAAAGTGTGTTGGGCATTGATTGATAAGCAATCGCGGTATCACCGGGACTTAGATTTTGAACACTATGAGCCTATCTTGCCGCAACTGTTTCGCACCAAAAAACAGGCCGAGGCGTTGATTGTTACTAATAAGTATTACCGCAGATATGTCCCTGCGAAAGTTTTAGTAAAAATTGCGCCTTACTTTTGCTAAAAAAAACCCCTCGCAAGAGGGGCGAAAGACTCCGAGAGGAGCCGCTTGAGGAGAGTAAAATATAACACGGGGGAAGGAATAACAGAATCCCGCAACGATGAGATTCGGTTGTTGACACACCCTTCCCCCACCCACTTGAGGAACTAAAAATGACCGAAAAAGAATTGAAATTTCATGCAGATTTGTCCACCCTTGTTCAACGGGCATTTAGGGCTGGAGCAACCATCGAGTCGGTGCGGATGGTGCTTAAAACCATAGAAACCGAACTGGGAGCCGTTCAGCCCTATCTCAAGGCGATTCTTGAGAAAGACCTAGCCCCCTGAGATACAGTTCGGCCTCATCCTTGCGGCGTTTTATAAGACCCGCAAGAGGTTTCCCACCGCCCGTTACCCGAGAGGTGAGCCAATCCCCTGCCGCACCCTCATAATCTTCCCTGAGGTGCTTTTGGCGCATCGTAGACCGTTGGAAAGCCCCCAGACCTGCGTTGAAAGAATAAGAAACGCAAGCCCACAACTGATTATCAGAATGTTTCCCGTTTAGGAGCCGAGTCACGCCTTTGGCGAAATACTGAAGGTCTTGGGCGAGAAGCCTATCTACCTCCTCCAAAGACCAAGTTCGGTTGTCCTCGGGTTTTAGTGGGAAATCCTTGCGGATAAGCCCCCCGTAGCCCTCTTTCCTGACCATAGGAAGGGCGATTTGCTCTTGGTATAGCACTCTGCCTATCCCAACACTCCAAATCGCCGCAGGGCATAAATACGGCCTTTGGCGAACCCCTTCGTGATGACGGAGCATTTTCAAAAAGTCTTGCGGAGGGGTCATTTTTTACCCTTGCAATTGTCAAAATGATATCGATGCATATTGCCACCACCGCCAGATAAACCACAGTTTGGGCAAGTTATTAAATCTCTTTTGCCCTTACAGGATTCACTAAGTTTTTTAACATAATCGGGGTTTGCAAGTCGTTTTTTTGCGCCCTCAATGTATGCTTTTGAATTTCTTTTAACCCCCCTAGACCCGCCATATTTTTGCTTTCTTTCATCATCTGTTAGGCGTTGACAAACAGTTTTCATGTGCCAATTAGGTTTTTTAGAAGGATGTTCTTCTGGCTTGAATCCTATTGCTTTTGTTTTCGAGTTATAAAGTTCTTGAATAAAACACTCCAAAAACGCCTCTTCTAGTTCACGCGCATTTTCTAAAGTTTCACAGATGCTTATTGTTTTGAATTGAAACAATGATTCGCCATGTTTGTTCCACGAATTTTGAAGATGTTTACAAAAGTGTTTATTTCTACTTAGTTCGTTTTTGTGTTCTTTGGTTCTTCTTTCTATGTTATTAGAACTTCCAACATAAGATTTGTTATTAACGGTATTAACAATGGCATACAAACCAATCATTTTTTACCCCATTGCCGACTTCCGAACCAAAACGCACAAATCCCAGAAAGCAGAGCCATCTCATCATCGCTAAAAATAACGCTAGATGCCTTAACCATATCGTCAACCGACTGAACCTCTCCAGCAAAAACAAACCATGTGGTTAAAGCAATGTTAATAAGAACTAACTCGAGAATAAAGATGAATGTAACAAGTGGGCGAACTATACCGTTCAGATTCACTACCCAATTAGACGCTCTCGCCATGATTGCCTTGTCATGCTCCAAAGCCGCACCCTGACGCTCCGCATCGGTTTGCATGGCAATCTGGTCAGTCCTGATTTCCTCAATCTTTTGTTGAGCAACAAACCCCTCTTTCGCAAGAGCCAGTTCGCGCTCGGTCTGCATCGAGGCAAGTTTAATTTCGTGTGCCTTATCTGCGCGGTCTTGGAAAAAGTTCAAGACCTGAGGAAGTCCTGAGGCAAAAAATCCTATTGCGGAAGAAATGAGTGAAAGCATTACAGGTGTCCTTTAAAGATGTAATAACAGGAAACAATAAGCAGGGAAAGCAAAAAGCAAACAATCTTGAGTTCGCGGAGTTTTTTAAGGTCGCGGCCTAACTCATCACGGCCTTCTTTAACCTCTTTCATTTGACGCTCTTTTATAGCCTGAATGTCTCTCCATTCGTGTTCGGCCTTGTCCTTGCCGTAACGCTCGATGAGTTGATTTAACAGGTCTTGTTCGGCCTCTTTGATTTCTTTCAATCTGCGCCATTCCGCAAAAGCAGTCAGAATTGTGGTGTCACCCTTGACGACCTTTTGTTTCTTTTGAAACTCTTGTTTTGCCTTTAACTCCGCGACACCAAGTTTTTGAATATCGTTAACAACCGATTCAATCTCTTTGCCAGCCGCAAGAGCATTCTTTATGCTTTGCGTTGCACCTTTCGCAGAATTTACTAAATCATCCATTTTGTTTCTATGTCTTCATTTCGTAGAAATCGATAATCAGTCCTATATTTGCAATTGCATAACCGATAAAAGTTATCATCATACCGATGCGTTTCTCTCCTGTGTAGTTGATAGACTGCCATGCATACAAAAGAGTCGCGACCGCAAGAGGAAACATTGGGTTCATACTTCTTTGCCTCGGAAGTAAGCAACACCTTGCGAAACCTCGCAAAGTTCAGGCGGCAATAATTTTCCATCCTTAAAGGTGAGAACCGCGAATCCGCTTGCCCACGGCGTAGGATTTCCCTCGCAGTATGCAAACTGTTCTCCTCCGGGTTCAGCAAGAGTGCCTGAATCGACCCCGTAGGCCGCGCCACCATAACCGCGCCAAACATTTATCATCAACCGATGCAGATGTCCTGTGACGATTGCCGCAGAACCTTGATTAAGATTAAGCATAGACTTCAAGGCATTGTTATAGGTTGCGTGAACGCCGTTGTGCCATCGATGTTTGATAACAGTTGAATTATTTATATCCAAACGCCAAGTCGTATTCCAACCGGGGAAAAAATCAAACAAATCGTTCATCGTTTCAACTTCAATCGCATTAACAGTCAGATACCGATGGAGCCGAATATCGTGATTACCGAATGTCCAATATTTTTTTGCGTTTTTGTTCGCATTTGCAATCTCAGAAAGACGGTCTTGGCAAGCCTCAATCTCTCGCTTAACAGTCGGAGGGTTTTCACCATAAAGAGGTTCATGCCTTGAGATTCGCGCCCCATCGAAGACATCACCATTGAGGCAGACAACAGACGGTTTCATCTCTCCTATCAACTTTACAAAAGCCTTATGCGCGACTGTTTCTATATCAGGCCAATAGTGACAATCCGAGGCAACAAAGATTTGCCCGTTCTTGATTTCGTGGTGCATAACGCCACGCGACTCAGGGATAACCGGGCCACCATTAACGCTTTTCTGACTTGCGGCGAAAGATGGTAAGTAATGTCCTAAAGACTCTAATCGTCTGCGGCGAATGTAAATCTGACGCGCATCCTTTAGACCTAAGGCATTCATTACTTTTAACGGACTTCCCAACCTTTTCCAAAGTTCTATAAATTCTTCATCTGTTACTTTTCCGGGCATTACGCTTCTCCAGTTTCCATGCATCTATTGGGGGATTGGTTGCGGTATCGAATTCGCAAGAAATTGCAATCGCCTCCGCAGGTGATTTTCCAAGTCTCATCGCGGCAATGGCATAGTTCGCACCAGTTCCAATTGCCCAAAAGTCATTTTTGATTTTTGCTGGGATAATGCACGACTCATAAACCCACAATCCGTCATGCCTTAACTCAAGGATGGTTACATCTATATCTGAATCTATCTCGGAACCTGCCTCAATCGCTTGATAAAACTTCAGCAGTTTGTCCCAATCTCCGCAACCGCCATATATGGATTCTTTGCCTCTGCGGAGTTTTTCGACTAGATAGAACGAATCCTCACCACTCACCATCGAGTCGGCGGCAATTTCTAATGTAGAGAATCGCGCCGCAATGGTCGTCATTTCTTCTTAAACCAACCTTGCACCGTCTTGGTTTCGTATATGCGAAAACCTGTCCAAATAATAGTGAACAATGCGGCGACTGCGGGAAGAATGTCGGCAAGAGTACCGATAACAGTCATTATGGATAAACCATCAGCAATATTTTTAACTTCTTCGTGATTTGCCATTATTCACCCCAATTTTGTGTGCTAAGTACCGCAATCAGAGCCTCAACAGTCGTGCAAGCCGCAATCGCAGTCTCTAGCCTGTCGCACTCAGCCACAATCGCCGCACGCTTTGCGACCACCGTTGCGGGTATGTCTACATTGCGCTCAGCCTTGCGGACTACCATCCAATCGGTTTGAGCAAGCATAGAACCTGCGGTCTGCTTAACCTGTGCAGTCCATTGGCTCTTAAGACCCTTGGTCACCAGACGGTCTGTGGAGTCAACCATCGCAGGCTCTCCGTTGACCACACCCAAGACTTTGACGTACATGGGGTTGCCGTCTTGGTCTTCTTCTTCACGGTCATTTAGAAGTTTGGGATTACCTACGCCCCAGTAGAACCGTTGGTCATACTGCTCTGGGTCTGCTACCTCTACGATGCCTAGTTGCTCACGCAGGGCTGGGTCACGCAGGTGTGGGTAACGAATCGAATTTATGGTTATTTCGGAATCAATGTTTACAGGGTTGCCGTTGAAA